CAAGGGCTGGTAAGATAAAAATATCTTGTGCAGTTTTAATCTCAGGTAGTACAAGTTTTTCGTCTACGTTAGCGTGTAAGCCAGAGCGGTCTTTAATATTCTGTACGCTTATGAATAATGTGTTTAAGCTCATTTCTTATTTTTTTCTCGTTACTATCATTGACTTCCACTCGTGTCTGCAACTTGGACTATGTGTATTTGTTCCCGGTAGTGTATACCAACCACCTGCTCTTGCAAAAACATCATATCCAAGTCTTGCACTCATACTTTGAATTTCAGACATACTATAAACTTTCTTTGCACCTATCAAGTATTTACAGAAAGGTCTGCTTGTTCTAATATCAGCATTGTTAAAACCTGACTTCCATTTATAGCCATAGCGTATTAAAATTTCAGTTGTCTGAGGTTTCATAGCTTCTACAATCTCGCTCAAAGGTCTTGTTAAAGTCCTTTCTACTTGAATGTTTTGGTCGATGCCTTTACCTATCTTAACTTCTGTTGCTTTAATAAAACCCTTTTCGATTAAAGTATCTATTACACGCTTTACACTTCCTACATCTGTGTTTAGTGTTTCTGCTATTACTTCTGGAGTAATATACTTTTGCTTACTAATCAAATCTAAAATGTTGCTTTGTAATTGTGTTACATCTGCAAACGCTTCAAATTGATTATCTATAAACTTAGTTTTTTCGCTCCATACGTTGTAGTTATCTTCGTCATCACCAAACTCATAAAAAACTTTAAAGTCCTCTTCGCTAAATTCTAATTCTTCTGCACCAAGCCAAGTTGCTACTTCTTCGTCTGTTAAAGCATATCCTGACTTTAGCATAGCAGTAGCTTGTTCCCTTGTTATCTTGCCTCTATTAAATTCTCTAATAATACGCTGCATATTCTGCCACTCACGACCTTTAAGACCTTTAATATGCTCGTTTACATTTAAAGGACTTGCTGCCATTGGCTGCTCTGTTTCAGCAGGTATCCCGTATTGCGTTGTGTCAATACCAAGCTTTTCTAATATCCATTCTTTAGGTGCTACTTGTAAAATAACACTTTCGCTAAACTCAATACCGATTGGGTCAGTAGGTTGTAGCATTAACTCTTCTGTAACACCTGCATATTGTCCAAGCATATTAAATACACCTTCTAATTGCATTTGCTTGTAACGTACATAAGTGTTATTAAATATCTCGTAGCTATCACGCATCTGCTGACGGCTTCCTAATTGACCCGGTGTTGCAATACCGAAAAGGTCAGGGCTTGTAATCTGGTGTCCGCTAAATATGTTAGTTTGTATTAACTCATCTACTCTACCAAAATCTTCTTTAGTTAAATCACTCGCACCCAAATCGTCTACAATAGGCTTACGAGTTGCATCGTTTACAAAAGCAAGTAAATACTTTTTGCCGTCTGCACCCGTATACATATTGTCGAACTGTCTGCTTACTGCTCTTTTCTCGTCAGGGCTTGGCTCTCCGTTTGGTAAAGTAATAAGTTTACTTGCAGAAAACCCGGTTTGAGCATTACCCAAAACGTGCTTACTTACTTCTACATCACTTTCAATATAGTTTAAAGCACCGAAATAACCCGGAAGGCTATAAACATTCATACCCGGTCTGTATTCTTTTACATAAAGTATTTGAACACCAATAGGGTTTTTAGGATTAAACGCTGCGTAAACTTCTGCTTTCTCTTGGTTGCGTGTAGCTTTCCAGTCTTCTTTATACCAGAACTGCGTGTTGTCTTTATTGGTTCTAATCTTTGTATAGTCACAATGCCATAATTCAGCGATTTGTTCGCCCATTACAGACCAAATAACTTGGATATAAGCACCGCCAAATAGTTCAATATCTAAAGCAACCTTTTTAGTTAGGTCGTTTAAAGTTTCGTCTCTATTAACTTGCTTAACAATAGGCTGCTCACCTGCCCAACCATTACCAACAATGTAGTTCACTTTGCCTCTTACGATAGCATTGTGCTTGGCTGACTTGTTGAAAAGGTCTAATAGGTATTGCGGATAGTCATTATTTTGACCATACTGCATATAACCTTCGCCTTTCTTTTCTTTATATTCCGGTTGCTTTGCTTCCGCAAATGTCAATACTTGTATTTCCATTATTGTCTAATTGTGAATGTGCTTGTTGTTTCGTATTCCGTGAATGAGATAGTAGTGCCAGATAGTTCCATAATGCCCGTTTCGAGCAGGTTTAAGCCTGTTGGATTAAGGTTTGATGTACTTGCCTGTTCGTAAACTGAGTAGGTATATTGCCCGTTTAAACTCGTATTAAAGTGGCTATTGACTACAATGCTAAACTCGTTGTAACGTTCCTTGTATGCGCTTATATCCGTATTGTTTAGCTTAACAAACTTAACATCTATATTCGTGCTTCTATTCTCAAACACAAATAGATAGTTTGGATTAGTAAGCGTTTGCTTTTCGGTTAGTGTCAAAATGATATTTTGGGTTTGCCCTTTCGTTAATTGTATCATCAACTATAAATATACTAAGAGCCAAAACTTTGCAAAATAAAAAACCCCCGTCAAATTAATGACGAGGGCATCTATATACAAAACCAAAACAACCTAAGAACCAGGAGTCGTTAAAGCTGCTGCTACACCTGAAGCAACCGCAGGAGCAAGAGCTGCCTCTGCACCCGTGAAAGTCAAAGTATAGCCACTTCTATCTCCTTCAGCCGTTCCTGTACCAGAGTTACCGCCAGTAAGGTCTAAGCCTCTTGTTTTACCTAAGTACCAGAATAAGCCATTGTTATCTTTGGCAACTGCTACTAAAGTGTTTTGAGCTAACAACAAGATTTCGTTTCTTGTGTTCGCTTGTAATTTGTTTAATACGATAGTTAATTCTGGAGCATAGAAGATAGTTCCGTTTTGTACGTTTGCGTTTACGTTCTCAACTAATTGAGAAGTACCTTTAACAAGTTCGTACTTATAGAACTTTTTACCTGCTGCCTTAACAAGTGCGGTAATAACACCACTTGCTTCGGTTGTTGAGGTAATATCCGATGCTGCTGCAAAATAAACTTCGGTTATACCGCCTAAACTGTCTTTGCAGTCAAGAGTATAATTTTGAGTTAAAGCGCAAGGCATATTTTAAAAATTAATTAGTTTGAAAAAATGGGTAGGTATATTTCAACCTACCCGATAAATTATGCAAGGATAAACTTCACTACTTCGTCAGGGAAGGCAATGTTTACACCCATTTTGAACTCAGATACGAAACGTACTTGGTCAGCTTCTTTAGCATAGAAAATTTCAAACTTTTCTTCTTCGTTAAGTAAGTCAGTTCCTAAGAACATATTGCTTAAACGCATAGCGTAAACTTTGTTTGTTCCGTTAAGACCTGCAACTGCAATAACTTTGATTGTAGTTCCCGGAAGGATAAACTCACTATCAGCTTTAACATCAATTTGGTAATTGAAGCTACCGCTATTCTTAAGAGCGATTGTGTAAGTGCGGAATAAATCTTGACCACAGAAGATAGTCATATCATCAGCAGCTACAACTTTAGCAGGGATAGCAGCGTAAACACCATCAAAAATGCTAATTACGTTAGCAGCAGTAATAGTACTTAAAGGCGCACCTGAGATAAAAGTTGAAGCGTTAGCAGCAACAACACCAGAAGCAGCACCGATTAATTTTACAAGACCATCAAAGCGGTTTAGATTAACATTAACGCTTGAAGTGTCGCCAGTCCATAACGCAGTTTCTAATTGTGCAGCGATTGTCTTAGCTTTCTTTTCAGAATATTCTTGCTCAAAAGGTACGCTATCGTACATTGAACCTGTAGGTAAAGCTTTTTGTAAATACTTTGCTTCTAAATCTTTAGGGCAAAGAGCTTCGTTTACTTTAATTTTACCCGGAGTTACAGTACGTTGAGTAAAGGTAGTAGAACCTGAAGCATTAAAGCCACAAGAAGCACCATCTTGGAAGATAGCGTCTGTTTCCATAATGTTGATTTTTTCGCTTGACTTTACACCAACCATAACGTTACCTGCGCTCTTAATAAGAGAAGCAGTTTTTGCACCCAATACAGACGAAGTTACTAATAGAGCTTCGTTTTCTTTTGTATAGTTTGCTAATGCAGATACATCAAATCCCATTTTATTTTATTTTTATTTGTTTAATAAAGCGTTTCTAAATTTCTCAATTCTATCGTACTTCATATTATGAGTTGTTACGTTAGAACCAAAGTTGTTTCTTGGTTGCGCAATAGGTTCAGCGTTAGGTGTCTTAGTAAGTGCTTCTATTAATTCAGCTACTTGACTAAAGCCATTCTTAACTTTTGCCTCTAATTGTGCTACTTGTGTTTTAAGATTTTCGTTTTGAGAAACTAAAGCAGCAATTTCGTCTGCCATCTTTTCGTCAATCTTATTGCCTAACTCAGCAGGTACTTCTTCAGCTTCTTTTGCTTCAGCCTCTGGAGTTTCGATAGATAAGATTTTAGAAGCTTCGTCTAAAACGATTTGTGTTCCGTCTGCTAATTGGTGTTCGCCCATTGGAGCAGGAGTCCCGTCTGCCAATGTAACTTCGCCACCGATAGCAAGTTCGCTAATCATAACCTTTGTACCATCCATAAGGCTATACTCTGCGAATGTAACAGGTACTTCTTCGATTGGTGCAGGAGCAGGTGCAGGAGCATCTACTATTGGCATATCTTCGAACAAAGCCCTAATTTGCATAATTGCATCTTTTGCGTTCATCATTCTTTTTGTTTAAATATTAATAAAAGATTTTGTTTATCATTTAACCCTCTGCAATATTTCCTTTATTGCATTCATAAGTTCTTGTTCTTTGGTAGGTTTTGTCTTGTAAGTAAACAAACCCTCTACGCTAAAGCCTTTAAATTTACCCTCTTTAACATCGCTCCATACCTCGTCATTATCTACTTTAAAGCTACCAAACCAACTTCCGTCTGGTGCATCTTCAAACCCTTTCATTGGTAAGATGCCTCTGCTCTCGTCTGTAATAAAGCTTTCAAACATTGTAACACCTTCTACTTGCGCGTTAGGTGAGTGCATCAAGTTTACGTTTGATTGGTAGCCTCTTTTGAAAAACTTTTGAGCAATCTTAAAAATAGTATCTTTAGAGAACACCACATAGTAATCGCCATAAGTAGCATCACTCCTAAAGATAGGAACGTCAGCCAACATAAGAGGTCCAGAAATAATACGCTTATCTTCGCTAACCACTTCAAAGCGTTGTTGGTTTTTAAAGGCATTCCAATTCTTTTGAATAGCAGGGCGGTCTACTAATGCAACGTAATCTACTTCTGCATCGTCGTTCATATCCTCGCTAATGTCTAATAAATAAACAGGTAAGTCCATACTCGTAAATATTAAGTTTTTTAAATTGTTATCATTTAACCAAATCTTGCCCTCTGCTGAATAGCTGCGATACGTTGCTGACTGCTTGTAACATCGCTTTCCACAACATAAGCTCTTGATGTTTGGCTTCCTAAGGCATTAATAGATTGGCTGCTTAAAGTTGTAGTTTGTGGTTGTGGTGGAGCTATTGGTGCTTGTGTAGAAACTGTTGGAGCTGAACCGCCTAACGCTGAACCACCTGATGCACCGCCACCTTTAAACTTAGCAATAGATGTAGCTGCGATTGAGGCAATTCCTATACCTGCTCTAATTTTGGCAGCTAATGATAGCTTTGCAGCAAGTGCTGCACCATATACAGGGATACCAGAGTTAGAGGCAAAATAACCTGCTATTTCTCTTTGGGTATCTACTACTATTTTAGCAATAGCCATAGCCTTATCAATTACAAACATAGCATTTGCAATCTTTTCGTTTTCCCCTGCAAGGCTTGATAATAAATTAAGTCCTGCGGTTGCAGCATCAAATTTTAAATTATTTAATTCTTCATCTGCCTTTAATTCAGCAACCCTTTGCTCTTCTTTAAACTTTTGGTCTTCATTGTACTTTTCTAAAGTATAATTTTTTGTCTTACCTAAAAATGCAATTTGGGCATCAAACTTTTTATTATTTTCTTCTTCTTGCTTTGCCCTGTCTTGTTCGTCTAATGCTGCAATTTCTTTTTGAGTTAAAATCTTAGCATCTTTAGAAGCCTTTTTTCTTTTATCATATTCTGCTAATAAATCATCTGTAAGTTTCTTCTCGTCTGCAAGTTGCTTTTCAAGTCTTGCGGTTTCTTCTTCTGCTAACTTATCAGCATTTGCTTTTGCCGTATCACCTGCTTGTTTATTTATTGCTTGTACGCTTAGTTGATAACCTGCCCTTTTATTTTTTAAATCGTTAAGTGTTTTATCTAAAGCAGCTATCTCTTCTTGTCCTTTTTTCTCTGTTTCTTTAGGGTCAAATATTAGATTAGCTAAACCACCTGAAAATTTCTCTTCTAATCCAAAATCTTTACCTAATGCTTTACCTACCTTATCAACAGTCCCTAAAATTAAAGTTAATGGAGCTAATAAAAATCTAACAATTCCTTGTAGTATTTCTTTATTTCTTTTTTCAGCAGTTAACTGTGCTTGTAAAACTATCTTTTGTTGTTGTACTTGCTTTTCTGTTGCACTAATTACCTCTTCTGTTTGCTTTATCTTTATGCCTAATATTTCCTTTTCCGACTTGCCTTGTAGCTTTAAGATGTTATCTTGACTATCAATAGTCGATAGCTTCTCTTGTTGTGCTTTTGCATCTGCTTGTGTGTCTGCTAAAAGTTTCTTTTGTTCTTCGCTTACACCACCTACCGCAGCTTTAATGTCATCCCAATATGCAACAATACCACCTAAGGCTAATAACAATGCACCAATGCCGGTTGCACCAATACCTGCCTTAATAGCTTGGAAAGCCTTAACCGCTCCTGTTCTTAATTCTGTAAAAGTAGAAACGATAGCACCTCTAAACTCTGCTAAGTTTTGAACTGCATCTCCAATAGCAAGTGCAGATTGTATCTTTGCTAATTGCTTAATTGTGTCTTCTCCTGCAAGTCCTGTAAGTTCTAACGCTCCTTGCACACCACCATAAGCAGCCGATAAAGCAGAAACAGTTTTAGCTGCGTTATCTAATCGCTGCGTATTCTCTTCTTGCTTTTGATTAGTTGTATCTTGTAATTGTTGAAGTCGCTTTTGTGCAGCTTCCACTTCTTTACTATTCTCGCCATACTGCTCACCAAGTTTTTCAACCGACTTTGTAGTTTGGTCTATTTCTGCTCTAAGTTCTTTAAGCGACTTAGTTGCATCATTGGAGTTTACACTTACGCTAAAACCTATATTATTTTGCTCTGCCATTATATCTTAAATTATTGGGTATCTTGTATTAATCACTTTTAAAAACGATAGTTTAGTTGTATTGTATTCCATAGGGTTAAAGTTCTCAACTTTGTTAAGCCTAAACAAAACCCCGTCAATATATACATACTTGCTAAAATCTAAATTGAATATATCTACTATGTCCAGAAGTCCAAAGCAAGTTAATAGCTTACTATCCTTGTTTGTAATCTCGGCAAGGTAAGGACTATGAAAATCAGCAAATAAGTTAAACTCTGTAAAGTTAGCAGGTGTAAATTGTACTTCTTTAGGCGCACCAAAATTGATGTCGGTATTAGAATTAATTGGGTCATCTAAATGTCCTGCATAACCATAGCTTGTATAAGTTCCTAAGTTTGTAGTAGTATTCATAATGTTCCAAGCAGATACACCAGTTATCTTTTTTGTTTGCATTATTCGTATAATACTTTCCATTCTATCTTCTGCGCTATTCGTATTTGACTTCTTATAAATAGCAGGAAACACTTTGTCTTGCCCTTGAGCTTGATATAATACCGATGCAGAAAATATAACTTCTAATACATCTGTTTCTTTTACAAAGTCAAACTCAGTATCGTAAATTAAATCTCCATATCCTTCTGTATACTTCTTTCTATAATTCTCGTTATAGAAATCATTATCTTGCTTAAACTTATAATTATAATATCGAGCGTTTACTTCACTCATTGGCTTAATGCTTAAAGGTTTTGCTCTGTCTACCTTATCTGTCCAATCTAAAGCGGTAGTCGAGTTAATAGGATAAAAGTCCACATACGGACTAATAACCAATTCTTTATCGTTAAACTTATTCTCATAAACATAAAGATTAAACATTTTAACAATGCTCAAAAAGAAATCTCTTTGAAATATACCTTTAGGAATAGTATCGTTTACTTTAATTGTTTCGCCTAAGTTTACAGGCACTTGTGTAGGTGTGCTTGTAGTAACCCCTAATTCTCCTAATGTAATATCAAGGATAACCCCGTTAGCTACTATTTCGACTTGCATATAGTCGCCATTAGCAAACGTAACTCCATTAACAGTAAACTCGCAATTAAAAAAACTGCTAATACTTGCATCAAAATCTTGTCTTCCTATTTCTACGTTATTCTTTGTAAGTACAACAGAATAGTTTGGTAAAGGTGGATTGTGATATTTTACATTCCCTCTTAATAATACTTGTATGTTAGTTGTAATTGTTGGCGCAGGTATTACACCATAAGTAAACAACTGCCCTAATCCGTCAAGTGAAAAGCTACCTGCCGTTACCATTGTATACTCTACAATAGAACTTAAGTTAGTATTAATTTCAATTAATTTAGCTGCTGCGTTTAGGCTTGTATTGTTTAGCGTTGATATATTTATTTGATTATGCGGTATGATAAGCCTTTCAAATAAAGGGGTATCAAAGAACGAGCAGTCAAATGTATATTCTGTTGCTGCAAACATTTTTTGTATATACTCCTTAACATACAAAGCAGGTCTAAAAGTAGTGTATTGAAAATCTTTTTTAGCAACCCCATAACCACCTAATCCACCTGCCCCTGCTCCTGTACTAACGTTCCCGTAATCAATAAGCGGATAGTAATAACCAGAACCACCGGGATTGTCCCAACTGGCACTTATATTAGCTGCGCTATAAGTATGATTGTATGCGCTAAAATCTAAATCTTCTAAACGCTGATTGCCTAACTGATTAATAAAACCGCCAAGTTCTCCAAACACGCTGCATTGATATTCGATAGTTTCTTTGTCAATAACTATTTCTAATATTCTTAAAGTGCCTTTAAATATCTGTACTTTGTCAATAAAGATTTTACAGTTAGCTTGTTTAGTAACGTTGTAGTTATACCCTACGTTTGGTAATTCTGGATAAGTTACGTTAGCGTTGTTAAGTTCGAAGATGTAGCCAAATATCAAATTGTTATTTGCCGTTCCCGGTATGCTTATTGTTTTGCTAAAAGAAGTATTGCGACTACCGAACTCGCTTACGTCATCAATAGCGTAAGTAAACTCGGTAGATATATCTTGCAATAAATCAATCTTCTGTTCCTCGATGTATATTTCTGTGCTAATCATTATCTGAATTGGCTTGTTAAGTATTTACCTACTTCTATTTCAATCTCAAAGTTAAATAGTTTATCTGCACTTTCTAACTTGTATTCGTAGTTTGTTGTCGTTATAGTAACAGGAAAATAAGCACCAAGAACCTCCATATATACAATAGGACTTGATACAAGTTGAGCCAACCAAGAATAATCTTGTTCACTAACCCAATCAGAAGTAAGCTTATATTTATCCTTATGCTGAATAGCATAGTTGAAAGTTGTTTCGTTATATCTGTTATATCCATCAATGTTTGTCATTTGCCCACCTACAAGCTGCCAATCGCTTCTCCTGTATGATGCTCTTTGGTATTCGCTTGACCTTCTATTAACTAAGGCAAACTTCTTTGTGTCCCAACCGCCAAGTCTATTAAGGAACTCTAAGTTAAATTGTTGGTATTTAGGATAGCACTTATGTCTTATCTTAATAACCCTTGTTTTTGCTATGCCTCTTTTTAAATAGAAATTATAGCCGTAAGTATTCTCGTTGATTATAGTTCCAGATGCCCAATCGTTTATATGTCCGGCTTGTAGGTTAAACATATTGAATTGTCCGTTCAGGGTTATGTTACCCGATACTGTATTAGTAACTGCTTCATTTTGTCCGACTACTTCAACCCAAGCTGAATAACCGCCCGTTGCTATGCGCAGGAATGTAATGTAAAAGTTATCTCCGTATTCTAAAGTTATCTCGTCCGTGTCCCTTTCGGTAAGAAAATCATCTGTAAAGTTTTCTAATAGTAAATTATCATAATAGTCCGATAGCACCAAAGGTGTGTTATTCTTTGTTAAGAACACATCGGCAAACAATGGGGGTACAAAGTTGTAAGCCGAGAAATTACCAGAAGCTAAGTTTGTAGTCGTTACACCGCTTACTTCTTCTCCTATCCTTAAATCGTAATCTACTTTAATCTTATCGTTTGATGCTACAAGTATTGAATTACCTGAAGGCTCGAAGTAATTAGTTACAAAACTACGCACCATTGGTGATGCGTTAAAAACCCCGTAGCTACCCTCTGCACTTGGTGAAGGGAATACTTTAGACCTAATTACCTGACTTCCGTTTATATAAACATCATACACAAACTTAAAGTTTGTAGTTCCGCTATTAGTAGAACTTGATACAAACCAAAGGTTATCGTGCATTGACGAATAGGGTGCAGGACTACTTGTTATCGTTATAGCCATTTGTTAATTGTCTTATTTTAATTTCAAAATCACTACCTAAGGCAGCTCTTAAATCTTCTGTAAATTGTTTACTTCTAAACGCAGTATCTACGGCATCGTCAAAGTATCGAGTAGTTTTAATACCTTTTCTATGTATACCTCGTGCTATTAAGAAAGCAAGGCTTTTACTATCTTTTATTTCTTTTTGTTCTACTCCAAGCTTTGTATACTTTTTTACCGATATTGACTTTAAGTTGTTAAACTCAATCCATTTCTTGATTGGCTCTATCGGTACTGACTTATTTTTAGTTTTAAAAGAATATGGAGTATCACTATCTGCTTTAGAAGATATTGTACCCTTAACCCCTCTATTAATGTAATCGTAATATTTTAGTTGTTTACTTTTATCCTTATACCCTACATATAAAATGTACTTTGTGCCAAACTTAACTACTTGAGGAATAGCAGGTTTAGCCAAATCTCCAGAACTTACCGACTTTGTTTTATATAAATTAGCAACTATTTCGTCATTAAATAGCTGCCCGTATAATGCAAGTGTCTTTTCGACTACTGGCAAATCTATCTCAGCACCTATTTGAAAAGGCTTAAAACCTAACTTTTGTACTTCGCCTTGTTGTAAGGCTCTTATTTGTGCTTGACTAATACTCACGCAAATAAATATACTTAATGTCTAAAAATAACTAACCCCACCAAAATTGGCAGGGTGTGTCTGGGGGTATGGTTTCTTATTTAAGTTTTCGTTGCTGCTCGTTATCGTAGTCAGATTTTGCTTTTAGATAACTTAGGGTGTTTAAGTATTGTATAATATTAAGTTCGTATGCTTCGTCTACCTTTATATTTTCGTGGTCTGCAACAACTTTGGTGCTATATTGCCATCCAAAATCTCTAATAAAGTTACTACCGCTTGGTCTACCGACTCCTTCGTCATTCCCTTCTCCGTCATTTCCTTTGCCAAATAATCCTTCGAAATTTCTATCCAATTTCTGTATACTTGATAAAAAAAAACAATGGAATTGTAAACATTGACAAACTTAGCTTCGAGCATATCGTTAGCATAAAGACTATGATTAGCTGCATCGTACTCTTGGTCTACCCATTTCCCGTACCAAGTTTTGCGTTGAGGTACTACCATTGAAGCTGCAATCTTATGCAGGTTGCCTATTAAGTCATTACTAAATACTTTGCTTTCTATATAACGGGCAGCTTTGATTTCAAACACATCATAAATAAATCTATATCGAGTGCCATTGATTTCTACATACTTAGCAGGTTCGCCCTCTATTTTATCTTTTAAAAAGTCAAGTGTTGCCCTAAGGTTATTAAACTGCATAACGCTTAGATTGTCAAGTTGAGTGTCTGTCAGGTTGTAGATTATACCTACAAGCTTACTTTCTACATCTAAGGTAGTCCAATCCTTCTCAGGCTTAGTAACTATTGGATAGATTTGTTGATACTGCCAAACTGTGATTTCGTTCCAAGTCATTTTCTTAGTTTTAACATTAGCTCATAAGCAAGATGCCCACCTATGTAAGCTAACGCTGCCAAAGGTAAGCAAATTGCAAAGAAGTACAATATTTTTATTACTTTAATGATACGGCTACACTTGTTGTGCTACTCTTAGCAGGTGGGTAAACTCTTGTAACCTCGCCAGTAACTCCGTTAATAATATCAAGTCCTTGATGCGGAACTTTTTTTAAGAACTCTTCCATATCCTTTTTGGCTTTAGCTGCGCTATTGTACTCGTTCAATATTTCCTCATATGCAGGACTTTCGCATTTGCTAAAGTCGTACTTAACACCGACTTCACGAATGTTAAACTTAGCACTCATATACTCAAAGTCTTTACCATTTAATACGGCTGCTTGTAATACAGCATCTTTGTAGTCTTTATTGCCCTTTAATGTTTCAAGCATATCCTCTAAGGCTTTAACTTGTAGATGTGTTTTTAACGGGTCAAGTTCCCCTGCATTTAATCGTTCAATTACTTGATGTGTGAACTCTATGCGTTGTTCTTTTGTTGTTTCGAAGATTTGTTGTAGTTCCATTGGTTTGTTTATTTGTAGTTTATATGGTTCTGTTCTATTAACTGATATTCTTGGAATACCAAAATATCCATCATCATCAAAATAAAAACTCATATTGTTTCGGGTTTGTAATTCTCAATGTCAAAAAAGCCGATTTCTGACTTATGTTCTGGTCTTCTTAATCTACGCTTAGAAGGTTCGTAACTCTTCTCGTTGCAGTATGTAAGTATTTCTAAGTAAGTCGCATCGATGTTAGTCATCATTATACTAATCGGTTCACTTGCGTAGTATTTGTCTATGTAATCTTTTGTTGTTTGGGTCATTGTGTTTAATTGTGTAGTCAAATAATGCTGCTATTACAAAACCTGTTGTAATTAGCAGAAGGCAGATAGCGTAAATCATTTTGAGTAGATGTCTTGTAATTGCCCAATAAGGTAACAAGCTACTAAAAATACGGCTAAAAGTTGTGCGGTTTCTTTTTTCATTTGGTTTGGTTTAGTTAGTTAAATTGTGCGTTGGTCAGTCGCACCCCTGAGTTATTTAATTATTATAGTAATTATCTACCATATTGCAGGCAGAAATTTCAGCATATTCCCAATCCATCTCTGCACGTTTGGTTTCTTCGTTCATACCAAAGTACTTTCTCTCATTCTCTACTGCTTGGTCTAATGCCACCTCTGCATCAAAAAGAGAATCGTAAATAGCTGCACCTTTTGAAGAGTAGCCATTCCAACCTTTTAGCTGACCGCTTAATTGGCTAATTTGCTTAGATGCTTTTTCTACTTCGGTTAGTTGAGCAGGTACTTTAAACCAATCTTGCTTTAATAACCATTGTTGATAAGAAGTAGGTGTACTTAAAAATTGCTGACCTTTGTACTTACCGAATTTTAAAGTGAAGTTTTGCATAAAAAAATGTTTTGTGGTTAATTGATATATCAAATATACAACCTTTACACATTGCACAATCAAATGAGCAAACTTTTTTTTAAAATTGTTATGAGCGGTAAATATCAAGTATAAGCGGTAAATTATAGGAAGGCATACCTACCCGTGCCACGTTTAAGACTAAAGTTCTGCCAAGCCAAAGCCAAAGCCATTACGGCATCATCGTGGAAGCCTGAAGGTGCTGAGTACTTAACCCCCGTTGCCGTATACTGATACTCAAATACTTCTAACTCTTGGCTTATTATCCCTTCAGGGTAGCCAATTTTCCCTTGATGTATGGCAGCCTGTAAGCCTTCCATTAGCTGCTGCTTACTTGAACTTGTAAACTTTAACCCCTGTATCATTACCCCTTCACGTTGTAAGTCCTCAAGGATAGGGTCGCCAACCCCAGTACTATCGACAAGGATAGGGCATTTTGGCAATCTAAGTATAGTTTGCTTGGTATTGTGCCAATCCATTTGAAAGCGGTCAAAATAAGCCACGTTTCCATCTTCGTCTAAGCCTACTATTACAGTCCAATCGACTGACTTCGCAAGGTCAATCCCATAAGCTACAATCGGCATTGTTGTTACTGGGTGTATACATTTGCGAATGTATTGGCTACCAAATGGGTTTGCTGCGTTCTCCGCAGGGTTTGCCATATACTCCTGCTCAAACACAACCTCTGGCAGTTGCTTCCTTGCATCGTCTATTTCGTTGGGGTCAATGTAAGGGTTATCGTATGTAGTAAACTTAAAGCTTTGCCAATCTGGTTCTGCTTTGCTAAACAAACTAAAGAAGTAGTTTTTACCTTTAGGGGTGCTTAAGAATATAGCTTTACCCTTGTAGTCCGTTAAGGTAGGTCTTATAGAGTTTAGCCACCCATCTTCAAGGTTAGGTATAAAGGAAGCCTCGTCTACTATTACCAGGTTAAACTTGCGCCCTCTAAGATTGTCCAAGCGTTCCCCTGTAAAGAACTCGACCTTGCCACCATTAGGGAAGCTAATATTTAAGTCCGATTTGTTATTAGGGAATGGAAGGCTATTGCAAAGCTTCTCAAAGAATACCTTAGCCAATTTATAGGTAGGGGTTATGTAAGCAACCTGACCACCTTTGATTGCCGTTGTAATACATTTGATTTGGCTTAATTCTGATTTGCCGAACCTTCGCCCACACATAACCACTATATACCTGGCTTCGCAGTCAAGTATCTTCTTTTGATTTATATGTCCGTTAGGTAGTTCTATCCGCATTAAAGAATTGTCTTGCCGTCTACAAATACTATCTCAATTCTGTTATCTGTTTGAATATCCATTTGTTCTTTAGGCTTACCATAAACACGGGTAAGCAAAGTTTCTAAACTATAAAGACTACCCTTCTCTAAGCTCTTACGCATAGCTGCTGCAATCGTCTTTTCAAGTATTGTTGCCTTTGGGTTATCCCATACTGTTTTAAGTTCCTCTAAGTCCATTGACATCATAGCTTGGATAGTATCGTTTATCTCAGCAAGTTTATATCCCTGCTCTTTAAGTAGGCTTACATACTTTCGAGGTCTGCCGTTTGGGTTAGCCACCTCGCCTTTCTTAAATGGTTTTAAATTTTGTTCGTTAGCCATATCTTCTCTATTATCTCACTATTTTAAATAGGTAACCCGTTCTTTTTAATAACTAATGTTGGGTCAAGTTTACGCATCCTGTCTACTATTACTTGGCAGTACTTAGGGTCGAGTTCTGTACCATAGCACTTGCGTTTTAATTGGTGCGCTGCTACCATTGTAGAACCAGAACCTGTAAATGGTTCAAATATTAATGAATTTTCAATAGAACTATTTTTTATTGCCTTTTCACATAATTCAATAGGTTTCATCGTAGGATGTTCTTCACTTCTTGATGGTCTATCGATATTCCATACAGTGTCTTGTTTATTATCTCCTTGCCATACTCTTTCTTTACCTTGTTTCCAACCATATATTATAGGTTCGTGCTTCCACTTATAGTCCTTATTCATTGAAAATGTACTATTGTTTTTAACCCAAACTATAATACTTGAATATTTAAAACCAGCATCAACAAAAGCTAAAATAAAATTTGCTCTTTCTAATTCACTATGTGCAACATAAATAGGACTACCATCATTCATAAATAAAAAGCAATTAGTATAAACATCGTAAAGAAATTTATAAAAGTCATTTATTTTATCATTTGCAATAGCATCTCTTTTTTTGCTACCACCTTCATAAGCCACATTATAAGGTGGGTCTGTAAATACCATATCAGCCTTTTGCCCGTTCATTAACAAAGCCACTTGGTCGCTATCCGTACTATCTCCACAAAGCAATCTGTGTTCCCCTATTTCAAATAAATCTCCTAATACTATATCCGTTTCAATGCCTCCGTCTGGAACTGCAAACTCATCTTCTTCTGCTTCTAATACTTCGGCATCAAAGCCTGGTATGTCTAATCCCCAATCCGTTAACTCATTAACATCCCAATTGTTTGCAAGGTCATCCCAATCCCACTCGCCATAGCCTACATTATCCTTAACTATAAACTCCTTTTGCTGCTGCTCGGTTAATTCACTTGCCTTGATAATTGGTATCTCTTTAAGTCCTGCTTCCTTACAAGCCTTTAATCTCATATTGCCACCAAGCACAACCATATCATCATTAACAACAATAGGTCTAAGGTTTAACATTTGTGGGAACTCGTTAATTGACTTTACAAGCTTTGCAAATTTATCGTCTTTAATTATCCTGGGGTTGTTTGGGTTTGCTTTAACTGTGTTGATTGGTACGTTTTGTATCATAGTATGCCGTTTATTATATCGTTTGCTTCGTCTATTGCATTCTGTTGTTCAATGAAAGTGTCAACGTCTGCTATGTGCTTATTGATTAAAGTTTCTGCCATCGCATAGGTGTAGTTACCGATTGTGGTCATATCGTCTCCATTTTTACCTGTCTTACATACCGCAAGGAAGTAAGCTTTGTTTGTTAATAAATACCATATAGCCCATAACTTTCTCATCTGCCTTGTCCTCTATATGCTTTTTCTCTTGGCGTGTGCTTATTAAAGGACTTCTTTGCAGACCCTCTTTTGCGTTTGCCAAATGTGGTTTTTGAATTGTTCTCTTTAATCTTTGCCATAATTCTTTGCGTGTATGTCTTTTAGGAACTCTTTATATTGTTTTTTGTCTCCGTATTCTATGTGGCACTTCCTACACAAACCCATTAGGTTTTCAATTGTGTCTTTGTCTTTGCTTCCACCCATTCCCCTCGCCTCAATATGATGTATGTCTACCGCTTGTGAGCCACACACTTCGCAAGGAATGAAGTCCGTTTTTTTATACCCCATTCCCTGCAAATATATTTGTGTGTGTTTCTGCATACTTTCCCCATTAAATTTTCCGTTGATTAATAATTAAAAAATTTAAGTATGCAAATTATTTTCCGTCTATTTCTTTTAGTTTATTAATTGCCCATTCAACTCCACTTGTACCGCCCCAAGCATCCCAGGCAATTCCGCCACAACCTTCGCTATAAGGTACATCTTTGTGTTGTTGGTGTCTTTTAAAGGAAGCCATACGGGCAATCGTATCTCTACTAATTGGCTCACGATTTGCCAACTGTCTTGCCCTTGCTTTTCCCGTTGCTTCAAGACAAGAACCCCAACCATTTTTCTCAGCCCATTCTATTGCCCTCTTTGCGTTGTTAGTTGCACTTTCAGGATAGTCGGTATAGCTTTCGGCAAACTTGCCACCTGCAAGGATAGCCTTCCAAACTTGGTTAGCCTTCTCTTCGGTATCGTAAACGCAACCGCCTGAGCCTATTCTATATTTCCCGTTTGAGCATTTTATTACTGGCATAGTTTACTATAAATATACTTTCTGTCTAAATTTATCTCGTCAAAGTTATACTTCTTTTCGCAGAACTCAAATAGCTTTTGTCCGCTTTCCTTTCGCATATCCGCATCGCTTACCAAATCTTTGATGTGTTTGTACCAATCCTTCTGGCTTTTAACGTAATGTACGGGCATATCTAAGTAAGGATTGACGTGGCTAACTATGGCAGGGTTCTTTTTAGCAGCCGTTTCTAATACCTTTAAGTTTGACTTCATAGCATTGAACTTGTTATCAACCAATGGAATAACTGAAATATCGCTATCCGTGTAAGCACCCATATATTCCGTAACCTTAGCATAGTTGTAGATAGTAGGGTTAAGCTTTAGTCCGCAAGTAAAAGCATCAATCATTTTATCCCATATAGGCTTCTCTCCATCGTTGTAACCTGCTATAACAGTTCTTATGTTCATACCTTGTAACCTTTTGAAAGGCTGCCTTAGTATATCAATATCCCTTTCGTGCGTTCCGCTACCGCTCCAAAATAACCTAACCTTGTAATCTTCGGTCTTGTTATCCTGGAACTGCTCTTTCCCGTAAGGTAAAGCGTTTGGTAATATGTGAACGTTCTTATTGTATTTAGTTATCTCGTCTGCCAACCTTTCGTGTGTGCAAGTGCAGAGGTCTGCAACTTCTAAATAATCAGTAATTAGTTTACCTATGTTATTGTACTTATATCTTAAATATAACAAATGGCTTTCGCTAAGTTGCCAGTAATCGTCATTATCGACCACTAACTTAAATCCATACTTAGTGCGCCAAGTGTCCATTTGCTTTGCATCTATCTCGTTAAGCATTCTATTCATTAGCACAATATCCCAACCTTGCTCAAGTAGTTCGTCATTAAGTACATCGGTAATAAGTGCGTACTCTTTTTCCATATTAACTATTGGCATCATAATTCTATGATAGCCGACACCAGAGTTGGCAGAAGTTATACAAAGTATTTTCATAAGTTTATATAATATGTTTTATTCCCATTTGTATAAGCAGATACATTGTTGCTATGCAAACTCCAGGTCTTTTGTACTAATTCATTTTTATTGTAACCATAAGCATCAATGCTATTTTGCTCAATATGATTAGCGGTATATTCTTTAATAAATTTCGTATGCAAACCTGCTGCCCTGCATCTCGTACAATAATCTAAATCTATTGCTCCGTATGGGTCAAGTTCTTGATTGAATGCACCAACTCTTTTTATAGTTTCTTTTGTAATAGTAAAGTTACCAATTAAATCAGCCGAGTCATTACCTGTACTATGTAAAGGAATAGAACAAATACCAATAGTTTTGTCTTGTAAAAAGTCATTTCTTATTTGCAACCAATTATCAGGTTCTAATATATCGTTACCCATAATAGTTACATAATCTATATTATCAAAGTTTAAATTCCTTAATCCTTTATTAGTTGCAAATGCTATACCTTCTTCATTAATGATAGTAACTATATCAATATGCTTACCTGCATTTTTGATATTCTCAAACAATGTATTAATATTCCTATCTTTATAGTTTAAGTATACTATTGCATTCATTATCTTATATTTGAGCCGATTTCTCGTGCAGGGACTCCTGCGTATTTAGTATTAGGTTTTGCATCTCCTTTTACAAAAGCACTTGCACCTATCATACAATTTTCTCCTACGTTTGCAAACTGATGTAATACTGCGTTAAGTCCTATATTAGCACCTTTGTCTACAATAGAATGACCGCCTATTTTTGCTCCGCAACTTATAGTAACATTGTCTAAGATTGTACAATCGTGTCCTATGTGTGCGTGTTTCATTATGAAACAATTATTACCAATAAAGGTATCTATCTCTGTTCCTGCATCTATTGTTACAAGTCCTGTAATAACATTGTTATCTCCAATGTATACTTTGCCTTTTTCTTTTTGCCAAAACTTCTTATGCTCGGCAGGGTCGCCTATGATACAATAAGCACCAATGTAATTGCCGTCTCCGATAATTACGTTATCGCCAATAATAGCAGTAGGGTGAATAAAGTTAGCCATTCTTTTTATTTTTAGGTTTAGGTTGTTCTTCGTACCAAGTGTATAATCGTTTAATCATATCAAAAATACAATTACCGCACCATACTGTTAAGATAAAATCTGCACTCATATACTTGCGATAAATATGCTCGTACATTTTTAAGATGTCTAAGTCGATATTTCGCACATAGCCATTTTGAACTGTATGCCAATTACCAACGTGGTCATCTAAAAATTTGCGGTGTTCTATTTCCATAAGTTCCACATTAGTTTTGAAAGTAAAGGTGCTGCTACTCCTGGTATAAATATAAACGCAATTATGTTGGTACATATTGCAGGTAGTAAATATAAAGCCAAACCGCTCCAAGCTGCTAAACAACTCGTGCAACTAAAAGGCTTAAAATCTAATTTCCACTTCCTATGAAATTGATGTATCTCTACAAAGAATATTGCAAAGCATATTGCTGCTATAATTATCATTTGCGTAATTGTTTTTTAAGTTCTCGTTTAGTTAGTTTTAATTCCCTGTGTATTGACATATAAGGTATGCCTGTTACCCTACTAAGTTCTTTAGCGTTGCAGTTGTGTTTAATAGCATACACTCTCAATAGTTCTGCTTTGTACCAGTGCATCTTGGATAGTTCGTCTTCTACTTTGTTAAGTAAATCTTCGTCTCTATCGTGTACAATTAATTCTACTTCTAAAGGCTTTCGGTATGTTCTATAAAATTGGCTTGTATTACTTTGCATCATATTAATCATAGTACGAACCAAGTAGAACTTTAATACGTTGCGTGTGCGCATATCTATTATGCGTTCTTCGTCCATTTCGCATAGCACCTTAAATAGTTCGCTTCTTAAATCTTCTCTTAAATCTTCAGGCTGCATTTTATCTATTGCTTCCTTAAGTTCTCGGCTTTCCCAAAGTTCTAATATGATGCTATTCTTGTTCATATTCTTTTAAGGTTAGTTTGCCGTTCTCTTCGGTTGCTATG